GTCAATATCTTTTTTTAACAGAAGAGGAAAATTAGAAATTTTTGAATCCACACTACAGGGTAAAAATTGGTTTTTGATTGGATCAATTAAAAATTTATTTTTATTTCTATCTATAATCCTTCTTGTCACAACAACGGAAAACATAACAATAGGAAGTGTGGTTACGGTTTACTCCTATGTTAATAATTTTATGATTTCATTGTTATCAGTTCCTGTTGCTGTTGAAATGTTTTCGAGATTAAGTGATATATTAAAAAGAATAAATTAAAATTATGAACAAACAAAATGATTGGAATGATCCTGTATTATCAGATGGAGATTTCCCACAACCAAACAAAACAAAATTCCAAGTAGGAGACAAAGCAGTAAAAGTTAAAGGATATAAGTTCCCATGTACAATCGTATCGGTATTTGAAACCGTAGATGGAAATGTCCGAGTAGTAGGTGAGATGGACGAATATGGATTATTACACATTTTTAACGAAGAACAATTAGAACATTTACAATAAAAATTAAAAACTTATTTTTTTAAAATGGAAAAAGTAATATTAAAAGAAACAGTCAGTAAAGAAAAACCTAAAGATCATAAAAAGAAAACTTATAAACCAAGAAAGAAAAAAGAAATGGAAGATTTTAAAGGTTTGGATAATGAGTTTGTCATGAGAGCAAATGAAGTACCACATATTAAAATACCAAAACAAGTTGGGTATTACAAAATTGGAAAAAGTTTTCATATTTTCTTTGAAAAAAAACCAAATGTTATTCATAGATTTTTCTCAAAATTATTTTTGGGGTGGAAATGGCAAGACCAAAAATAATAAGGTCAAATAGGGTAATTTATAAAAACAATTCATATTTATCAATAAAAGATAATTATGAAAGTATTAAAGTTAGGTTCAAAAGGTAAAGAAGTAGAAGATCTACAAAAATACCTAAAAATCAAAGTTGATGGTGACTTTGGCCCAAAAACGGAAGAAGCCGTTAAAAAATTCCAAAAAGAAAATAAATTAACTCCTGATGGTATTGTAGGCCAAAAAACTTGGAACGCCATGGGGTTTGTGTCAACCGACTTATCTGAAACTGTAATTACAACTGAAAAATTAATAATTGATCAGAAATACATGGATAAAGATGAATATTTAGTTGGGCCAACCAAAAAAGAATATTTGTTTTTACACCATACCGCGGGAGGACACGATCCATATGCGGTTGGTAAAATGTGGAATAATGACACAAGAGGTAGAATAGGAACTGAATTCGTGTTGGGAGGACAATCTGTATTTAATGGAAATGACATTTACGATGGGACAATCGTACAATGTTTTCCTGCCGGATCTTACGCTTGGCATTTAGGGGAAAATGGTTCTGACTATATGCATTCTCATTCTGTTGGAATTGAAGTATGTGATTTTGGCCCAATAAAAAATGGATTAACTTATACAGGACAAAGGGCAAATCCATTACAAATAGTTGAATTAAAACAACCATTCAGAGGTTCAAAATTTTATCACAGATATTCTGATAAACAACTTAAAACTTTAAAATCTTTAATCCTGTATATTGCAGATAGAGATGATATAGATGTAAGAGTTGGGTTAGTTCAAGAAATAAAAAATAAAGGTGCTTTAGGTTTTGAGTTTAACTCTGACGCTTACTACGGTAAAGTAAAAGGTATGTGGACTCACACTAACACAAGGAAAGACAAATCAGATATGTTCCCACAACAGGAACTTATGGATATGTTATTATCCTTGTAGGGAAAAGTTCCCTAATCTTGACAGTAATGTCAATAATCCTTAAATCTATGATTATGGATAAAATTAGTATTCTAGATACGGTAAAACCAAGTTTAGAAAAACTAAAAAGAATCCAAACTGAAGAAACTAAACCCTTAGTTAAAGAATTGGAAGATAAACTTGAAAAAAAACAAGATCAACTCCAAAATTACATAAACCAATTGAGGATGGAGATAAGAAGATTGAGTAGTTTATGATAACATTAATTTCAGCCGCGGTAATGGGAGTACTTTGCTCCATAGGAATTTTAGGAATAGTAAAAGACTTCAAGAATAATAAAAAGAAGTGATTAAATTAAATGAACCCCACTATTACGTGGGGTTTTTTATTTGATTTAGTTTTAAAAATAACTTATATTTAGATTATGAAAAAAATAATTTTATTTTTAGCTGTGGTTACAACAATCACATCTTGTTCATATGATGGAAAATACAAATATGCCATTTACAATAATAGAGGTGAACTATACTATGCAAATTTTTATGAAGAAAATAAGGATGGATGTGTTATGTTTAACGACTGTCCAGGTGTAGATAACACACCAGGAAGACCAACAATAATTTGTGGTGATTACACCATTAAAAAATTAAAGTAAAATGAAAAAAATAAAACTAGACCCAATTAAAATTATTAAAATTAAACCTCGTATGGAAAATAAAGGCCCTGATGTTAATCTATTGTTAGTTTTAATACTTGGTATTATTTTAGGTTTGTTTTTGATTTCTTGTAAAAATCTTAATAGTCCTGAACATAAAATACCAAAAAAATTATCTAAAAATTCTGAAAATTACGAGTTGTATGTCCGTGAATATACTTATGAAAGTTGTGAATATATTGTTGTGGAATTAGGAAGTTCAAAGTGGGGTTCACATAAAGGGAATTGTAAAAACCCAATTCATAATAAATGACAGATCAAGAAATAATTAAGTACGGAGAAATCCAATACCTCAAAGGTAGATTGGATGAATTGTTCAAGGCTCTTCCAACTGTATATAACATGGAAAGACATAGAAAACTTGACCAACGAATTGAAAAATATCTTCAAAAATTAAGAAAGGTTGATGAGGTTGCATATCATTTATATCGAGTTGAGTTAGGAAACAGACAAAGGTCAAAAGAAAAATCAAAACAAGATATTAAAGATTTGTTAGAACAAATTTTAATTAATGAAACTATCTTGAATGAAGATATTCTTGAAAGAATTAAAAAACAAATTGACAGTTATTGATGAAAACCAAAATTCATGTCAACCAACATCATATAAGATCAAACAAAACAAAAAAAACAGATTTACCTGTTATAACAATAAAACAAGGTAGAAAGAACACATATTGTAATGAGGTTGAGATATTAGGGCCAAGTAAAATTGTGTATTGTGGAAGTGGAGATGAGAAACCATTACTTAGTTGTGGTGCAAGAGTTGTAATTGAAACTGAGAGTGAAATAAAAATTATTAGTTAATATTAGATTATGAAAAAAATAATAAAATTCTTATCATTTTTAGAGAGTGAAAGAATAAACGCAATGATATACTGTGGAAGAGGAAACTATTAATTCAAAAAGACCTGATAATGTTGCGGACAACCCGGGATTATTACCTTATGCGAGTAATGTTGGGGCACCTGCAATTCATGTTTCAAACATAGAACACTGGAAAGAACCAAGGGTTATAAGTGTTAATCAACAGTTTGAAGATAAGTTTGAGGAATTAAAAAAAGAATACCAAAAACTAATTGAAGAATATAGATGGAATGATTTAGTTTACAAAGCAAAATTTAGTTTTGAACCTGTAATTGGAAAAATTTATCATTTATATTACAATAAAGATGGAAAAATATTCTTATCTTTGATCTCACCAAATGAATGGAAGTTTGAACACATTGGATCATTTAAATATAATTACGATAACAAATGGATAAAAATATGATGGAACAATTAAACACCCACCCAATCAAAAAATCTGATTTAGGATTTCATGGAAATCTTTTTGGTGGAAAATTACTTGCGTGGATTGACGCATCTGCAGCAGGTTACTCAATGCAACTATGTGACACCCCAAGAATGGTTACAGTTTCTATTGATCAATGTAATTTTGAACGACCCGCAAAAGAAAGTCAATTGTTAAAGATTTATGGATTACCAACAAGAGTTGGAAATACCTCAATGACTTTATATATGGAGGCAAGAGCACACAACGTTTATACTGGTAAACAAGATTTGGTGTTAAAAACACACATAACATTTGTTCAAATTGACGAAGGAGGTAATGCAATACCTTTAGGGGAAAAGGCTAAAAATAGAATTAATAATTTAATATCAACACAAAATGACAGCAACTAAAGAGTTCGAATATATTATTCGAGTATTAAAATCATGTGAGACAAAAGAACAAATCAAAACCTCCAAAAGAATGTTTGATAATTTTAAAAACAAATGGAAAAACAATTTAGATTGTTTTGAAATGATTGAATTTATGTTTAAATTTGAATCGAAAAGAAAAAAATATAAAGAAAAGTTATGTTAATTGACATAATAAAAGACACACACATTAAATTATGGGAGATAGATTTGGATTTTTTATAGACACATTTCAAGGTATTGGATTTGGACTCACATTTGGGGTTTATGATAAATATCTAATAGGAATGGGGACATTTTTATGTTTTAATTTTTATGTTGAGGTAAATTTGAAAAAAAATTAGTATATTTGTATTATGAAATTAACTATTATATCAGACACACACGGGAAACACAAACACGTACACCACGATTTACCTGGTGGTGATTTGTTGTTACATGCAGGTGACATTAGTTCTATGGGTTACGAACACGAGATCACTCAGTTTGCTGATTGGTATGATAAAATTGTAACCTACGATCACAAAGTATTCATTGCGGGTAACCACGATTGGGGTTTCCAAAACAATGTGGAGAAAATAAAAGGATTGTTAACAGGTTATAAAACCATTGACTATATACAAGATGAGTTAATAACCATCCAAGATGGTGATGGGCCTGAAGTTAAGATTTGGGGTAGTCCTTGGCAACCTGAGTTTTATAATTGGGCATTTAATCTTCCACGAAATGGTGATGAGTTAAAAGAAAAGTGGGGTATGATTCCCGATAATATAGATATTTTGATTACACATGGGCCGGCTTGGGGTATTTTGGATGATGTTGAAGGTAACCGAAATTTTCATCTTGGTTGTGAGTTACTAGCAGAACGAATTAAACAGATCAAACCAAAGATTCATATCTGTGGTCACATTCATACTGGTTACGGACATTATTACGATGGACATACTCATTACTTTAATGCCGCTGTATTGAATGAGAGATACTTATATTCTCACTTACCTTGGCATATTGATTGGGATCCAATAACAAATGAGGTTAAGTTTTTATAACTTAATCTCATTTTGTTATATTTATAATAAAATAGTTTATTATGGACAAAAAAAATATTACTGATAAAGTATTAGAGGAACTAAGAAGAAGAAATCTTTGGGAGCAAGACGAAGATGAAGATAATGATTCTGATGATAAAGAATCAGATGAGATGGAAGAAAAATCAAATGTAAGTGATGATTTTTGTGATATGGTTTGTATGTTACTTCATTCACAAATCCAAGTTCATATTTTTCATTTGGGGGTTAAAGGTAATGGTTCATATGCCGCACACAAGGCTTTGCAAGGGTACTATGAAGGAATTGATGCTCTTGTTGACGGAATCATCGAATCATATCAAGGTAAATACGGGTTGTTAACTAATTATAAATCTTTTGAAAATGAAAGTTTTAAATCAATTAAACAAACAATTGAATACCTTAAAGGATTAAATGATATGATCGAAGATAAAAGAGATTGTTGTGACGATTCTTTCATTCAAAATCAAATTGATACGGTTCAAGAATTGATTTTTTCAACTTTATACAAGTTAAGATTTTTGGAATAATCTCGCAGTTACATAATCAAGATTATACATCTCAAATAGAGTCTCAAACTCTCTGAGATCTGTTCTGTATTCTCTTCTTTCTTGATCTGCATCGTAATCACTAAATCCCTCATAGTTTTTACCCATATACATGGATAGATTGTCATTTTCAAAAAAATCTGTTAACTTGTCAATTTCATAGGGTTTACCTAAATAATCCTCATCTTTTGATGAAAAAGGTTTTATGAAGTAATAATCGTCAGGTTGAAAATAAGTATCATCACTTTCAACATCACCAGATCCACCACAGTAATCACATTCAAAATTACCGTCACCACCACAATTATTACAAGTTTCTCGACCTGAACCATCACAAACATCACAATCTAAACCACCAGCTCCATTACAACTTGAACAAGTTTCACCATCTATTTCACCACCACCATCACAATCATCACAAGCTGTTGTACCATTTCCACTACAATTACTACACTCGACATCACCGTTTCCATCACATGCCATACAATCTTCGTTTCCATAACCGTTACACTCATCACAACTTACAGTTCTAGTCTCCTCATCAATATATTTTTTAATTTTATAGACTTTAAGTTTATCAACAACATCTTTAATTTTTTCACTAGTAATACCTCGATCTGACAATACCAAAAGATAAATTAATCTGATTGTATTAGGAATTCCAATATTGTTTTTGATTTCAATTAAAACATCATCTTCATTGAAATAATATTTTAAATTTTCAAATGTCGGAGGAATTTCATCATCAAGTAATATTTTCTTGACAGTGTTAAGGTATTTTGATATAATTTGATACATTTCCATTTTACTATGATAAATACTTATAATATTTTTATAAAGTGGATAATAATAAACATATTGAAAAAAAAATTGAAACCTCAAAAGAAGTTTTCTATTATTTAGTCAGAAATTATCCTGTGGTAAAAACCCACTTACCTAATAAGGAATATCTAAAATTGGAAGGTTGTCCTTTTTTTTTACACGAATCCAAAAGAAGGATGAAGGATTATTTGTTTGAAAAATTAGAAAACTTAACAACTGAGAATAATAAAAAAGAAGTTTACATGACAATTAAAAATTACATTGATCAGACAAGACAATTAAATAATATACAATAATGGCACATCCAATATTACACGCTAAAAGTTCGGCCAAGAAGTTTGGAGGAAAGTGGGAAGATTACATACACCTTCATGAATGGTTAGACGAAACTAAAGGATGGTACGGACATTCTTTTCATAGAATGTTTCGACACCACTCAGAAGGTATTTTTGAAATGCAACAAAGGTTTGGATCAGAATTTAAAAACAGTGACGGAAAAACAGTTTATACGAGATATGTTGGTGAACAACACGTTAGAGAGGATTGTGACGGGTACATCCCATCTGCCAAAGAATGGGTCACAATTTTAGAAAATAAACAAAGACCAATATGGGCAACTAAAACTCAGAAGTTAGAGTTTGAAGATTAAAGTATTTATAAATAAAAAAGAAATGGGAGCGTTATCCGAAGAAGACAAAAAAAAATTAAGAAGGTTTTCATTTTACCTTCAAACAACATCTGCGGCAGATGGTTTAAATTGGACTCAATATGTTTATGAGTATAACGAAATGGATTCTGCTTATGGGCCACACCCACAAGTTGACCTATCCAAATTTACAACCGAAGTTGAGTTGATAGAAAACATATTTGAAAAGGTGATTGATAATTATGATTTTGAAGATATGATTTCTAGTGTGGATGGGTCAACAGGAAGTGCAAATATTGAAATCACATTCACTCCTGAAGATTTATACCTCGAAATAACAATAGATATCTATTACTTGGAAGTTTTCGACACTGAAAAAATGGTAACCTTTGAAGAGTTATCAAGAGTTGAAAACGGGCCATACACATTCCAAAGATATGATTATTTGAAAAATTTTGGAGACCCTACTTTTATTCAAGAATGTGAAAAAAAATATAAAAATGAATTGGAAATTTCATATGATGGTTATGGAGATAGCGGACAACTTAGTGTTGACATACCAAATCAAAAATTAGAATATGCAATTTATGAATTAATAGATCTTTACCACTCTGGTTGGGAGATCAATGAAGGATCTACAGGGACTATTTATATTAATTTTGAAGAAAAAACTATTAAAATCTACCATAGTCAAAACTCTGAGGACAGTATTCATAAAGAATTAGTTTCTATTGACTTGTTAGAACTGTAAAAAGTCTTTATATTTGTGTTATGAAAAAGGAAGAAATAAAAATTAATGGTTTATCACTTCGTCACGTTGCACAAATTGTTCGAAGAAAGATGATACAGAAATCTGTACCATCCAAAAAAGTCTATTCTCGAAAGCAAAAATATAAACTTGAGGATGTCTGATATTTATTGATATCATGAAAATTATTATTACAGAAAAACAGTCAAAAAAATTACACTCAAGACCTGTAACGTGTGATAAATGCGAACACGAGTGGGTTGTTGAAGAAAAAGATAAACACCCTGATTTGTGCCATGATTGTGGGTGGGATAATAAAAAAAAAGAATATAACGAAAAAGAACTCTTTAGTTTTTGGAAAAATCAAAAAATTAAACAACCTGTTGATGAAACGTGGTCTAACAATTATAAAAAATCAATAGACTGCTCAAACCCAAAAGGTTTTAGTCAAAAGGCACATTGTCAAGGTAGAAAAAAAAGATCCGAAGGAGGTAAAACCAAATCTAAATCACCATTCAAATAACTACACTTTATTTTTTTTTGGTTTTATAATTATTATTAATGGAAAATAAAGAAAAAATCATAGTAAACGTATCTAGCTACAAAAGAAAAAATTCTTTAATAAAGACGGTTGAATCAATATATAATCAGTGTGACATAATAAATGTGTATTTAAACGATTATGACTCTGTTCCGAAAGAACTTATAGATTCTAAAATTAAAATTTATAGAACTAATAATGAAAAGGGAGACGCGTATAAATTTGCACAATTAAAAAACTCCGATGGTTATTATTTTACAATTGACGATGATTTGATTTATAGTGAGAACTATGTTCAAAAAATGATAGATGCAATTGAACAATATGGTAGAAAAAATATCATAACCCTTCACGGTAGATTTTATAATGATTTTCCGATTACATCATATTATGGTGGTGTTACTAAAGTTTATCATTGTGCACATGATTTAGATAAAGACGTAAACGTACAGGTTGGTGGGACAGGTGTAATGGCTTTTCACACTGATTTATTAAAAGTTGATTTAGATTATTTTGAAACACCAAACATGGCGGACGTTTGGATATCTTTATTGGCTAAAAAAAATCTAATAAACATTACATGTATTGCACACAAAAAAAATGATATAATACAACAAAAAATATCTGATTCCATTTTTGATTCTTATTCAAGAAAAGATGAAAAACAAACAAAAGTATTAAACCACGCTTATAGTAGAAAAAAAGTTTCAATTATCATACCAACTAAAGGACATGTTAACTATTTGAAAGAGTGTTTAAGTTCTGTTTTATCAAACATAAAAGATGATAATAACTATGAGGTTTTGGTGGGTATAGATAATTGTGAAGAGACTTTAAAACAATTAAATGAATTACCTAACGATTATAGAATAAACTATTATTACTTTGAAAATAGTTTAGGCCCATACATTATTAGAAACTCATTAGTTGAAATTTCTGATACAGAATTAATATTTTTCTTTGATGCCGATGACGTATTATTAGATGGAAGTATAGACTTAATTTTTAAAAAGACTTTAGATTTTGACATTCTTAAAATAGGGTATCAAAACTTTTCAAATGAGTTATCAATCAAAGACTTTGCATTAGACCAAAGATCTAAAAATATTGGAGAGGGTGTTTTTTTAGTTAAGAAATCTAAATTTTTAATGGTTAAAGGTTTTGAAAATTGGGTAATTGCTGCTGATTCTGATTTTCACATAAGATCAAAAATAAAAAGTTTAAAAACACTTTCATTACCTGGTAACACTTTTTTTGCCCGAAGACTCCACCCAAATTCTTTAACGCAACAAAAAAATAGTGGATATAATTCTGACTTGAGAAAGGGGTATGTTGAAATAATGACCAAAAGAAGTAAGGATTTTATTTTACCTACATATTATAACGCACCATTTACCAATTTAAAAATTGAATCTAAATTAATACTTAATCCTTTTGATAAAATAAAAGAACTATTAAATCAAAAATTAATTGAAGAAACAAATTTGTTTTTGAAAAAACAAGAAGAAAAAAATAATAAGAGAGATTTTGTAACTAACTTAATAGGGTCGGAAAAAGTTTTAGTTAATAAAAGAGAGGTTAATAATATTACTTATTATGAGGTTGATGATAAACCGCAAACAAAAAACTATAGTAAAAGTTATTACAACGATGCCATTAATAAAGTTAAAAGAACACATTTATTTTTTCCAAATCAAGAAACTACAAGATCGTCTAAACGAAAATTCTAAGTTTAATTTATATTTATTAACATGAATTTTGTAATCACAGAAAGTCAGTTAGATTTAATTAATTCTTTTATTCAGTGTGATAATATACTATCCTCAATATATGATGTTAAAAAACATTTGAATGAAGATGAAGAAAAAGAACCTGACATGGTATGGGATTTCACGGATGTAAAAGAAAAGATTGACCTTTCTAAAAAATGGGTACAAACAAAAGAACAGGCAATTGAATATGTTGACCTAATTAGTGAAAAGATTAAGAATTTTCCAGAATCACTAAAAACTAAAATAAAAAAGTATCTCATCTATTCTTTTATTGGTTTATTGACAGCAAATCAAATAACTCAGGCATTGGAACCATCTTTAAAAAAGATAGACACAGAAGTAAAAAGAAATGTCGAAAATGTTGTTTTAGGTTTAAGAAAATCAAGTGATAAGTTATTAAACCATTTAAAATGGGAGGAGGGATCGATTTACGACAAAGGAGAACCAAATTTAGTTGCTTATAATCTTGGTGACGGTGCTTACACAATAGGTTATGGACATGCAATATTTCCATATGAAGAAGAGGGATATGATTTTTTACCTGAATATGATGAAATAAGTCCAGGAAATACAAAGATAACAAAAGATCAAGCGGAAGAACTTTTAATGGACGATGTTAAAGATGCTGAAAAAATAGTTAATAAAATACTTAATGATTGGGAAGAACAAGGTATTAAACCAAAAATAACCCAAGGAATGTACGATGCTATGGTTTCGATGACTTTTAATATGGGGCCAGGTATTAGAACCTCAGAGTTTATTCAATATGTTAAAGTTGGGGATTTAAAAAGGGCTAAAGAAGAAATATTGAAGACAAGTTCTAACTTATTTGACGATTACCCAGGTTTAGAAATAAGAAGACAAAAAGAATCTGAAATGTTTAAATGATGGATAACAAAAAAATATTAAATCTATTCAAACAATTTGCAGGAGATCCTTTAAATATTAAAGGTTTAGTTGTTACGCCAATTAAAGTTGAACCATCTTTAAGAAGAGATAATATAACTAACATGTATTTCAGAGTTAAAAACCCTAATGATGTGTCATATTTTTCTCCGATTGTTGAAAATTATATTTATGATGAAACCGAAGATTTCCAACAATTTGTGAATGAAAGAATAGACGTATATTTTGTTCCGAGTTTCAAAACGGGAATTTATTTAAGTGAAGAATTAAAATCAAAAATTCAAAAAGTATTTGATTCGGTTAAGGTTATTGAGTTTACAACAGGAACTCCTTTTATTGGTTATGAAAGATACAAATTGTTTATTGAATCAGTTGGTGTATCAACCGCTTATTGGGACGAAGAAAGTTTTTATATTATCAATAATGTAAAAGCGGTAAGGGCCGAAAAGAATGGTGATTGGTGGGATCCTAAAGTTGTTGTTAGTGAATATCTTAATGTCTTTTTACCTGATAAAGAAAGTTATTGGGAAGCAGAAAATCTATACAAGCAAATTGATTACATTTTGGATGATTATCCTCTCTTTGTAGATCTATTCAGTAACACCTCAGGTTACTACGATACCAAGTTTATCCAATAACTTTCTTTGATCTTTTTTGTCGGTGAAAAGAAATTACAAATCTGTGAACTTCATTTTGAACCTCAGCTAACAAGAA